AGGCGGATCAAGGAAAGACTCTTTCTGCGCCCGCATGGAGGGGATGAAAAAGAAATTGACATCCGCAAAAACAGCGAAAGACCCGAACTCTAGGATTAACAAAAGCCTCAAGGCTTGGAACTGCTAAAGGAAATATTATGGATAAAAGAACTCCAGCCAGAGAAAAAGTTGAGGAAATGGAAATAGAGCGCACGTTTCCAATGGCAATGAAATTAGCCAAAGAAACTCCGATTATGAGCAAAAGCCCTAAAGACGCTGTTAAAACTGCTCTTACTCCTGTGGCGGCAATGGTTGATATGGTTACGGGGCCAAAAAGACGTTCTGAAGAAGATATGTCAGAACTTACCCGCGAAGTTGCCCGTGGCAATAAGATGGCAAAAGGTGGAAAAGTTTCCAGTGCTTCTGCCCGTGCAGACGGCATAGCCCAACGAGGCAAAACCCGTGGAAAGATGTGCTAATGGATGCAAACCTTATTTGGTCGGCAGTTTTGTCTATTGTGATGGGAGCGTTTGGCTTCTTCATGCGGGAAAAACTCAGCCAAGTCAAGGATATGGGCGAGGACATTAAGCGTGTTGAACGCCTTTTAAACATAACCCGTGAGGAGGTAGCCCGTGATTACGTTACTCAAACAGAAGTTCAGCGAATTACTGACCACATTGACCAGCGCTTCAATCGCCTTGAAGCAAAAATTGACCAGCTTATTCAGCAAAGGGGATAGAAAATGAAAAAAGTTAAGGGTTACGAGGGCGAAGAAGGCTCTATGGTAGATAGTAAAGACTACGGTGGCTCTAGCGGTACTGGTCAATATGCGCCAGCACCATCCGCTAAAAAGCAACGCACTGTTACCAAGGAAGAACTTGCCAAATCAGGTTTAAGTTTGCGTGACTTTTTAAATAAAGAACGTGGCCTTACTCGCCGTGGTGAATCAGCCGCCCCTATGCCGCCTCCTGTTCCTGCCGAAGTTACTCAAACAAGTGCGCCAGCTCCTGTTTCTGCTCCTGCTGATGTGACCAAAATGTCAGCCAATGAACGCATGAAACAAAGTATGGAAAGCAATCTTGCAGACGCTAGATCAGGTAGCGGTAAAACTGATACCAGATCTATTAATGAACGCATTCGCTCTTCTTCGGGTGCTGAAGCTATTGGTGATTTGCTTTCTAGAGCTAAACAAAATTACGAATCTACTAGACCAGTTAGCCGTCAAGTTCAAAGAGAGCGTGAGCAAGCTATGTCTAGAGGGAACTTAGCCAAAGGTGGAAAAGTTTCCAGTGCATCTAGCCGTGGCGATGGTATTGCCCAACGTGGTAAGACTCGCGGAAAGATGTGCTAATGCCATCCACATCCGCAAAACAACATAAGTTCATGGAGGCGGTGGCTCACAGCCCATCGTTTGCCAAGAAGGTAGGGGTTCCCCAGTCCGTGGGGAAAGATTTCAGCAAAGCCGATAAAGGCAAAACTTTTAAAAGGGGTGGTGAAGTGGCTACAACTAAGATGGGTAAACCAGTAATGAAAGCCGGTATGAGTACCGCTAAAGTTGGTATGAAGAAGCCCACCCCTATGGCAAAGACTGCTATGGCTGGATCAATGGGAATGAGAAGTGGCGGAAACGTTAAAAAGATGAATTCTGGTGGACAACCAGTTCCTCCTTTGAAGCCGATGGACTACAAATCTATTACCGATCCATCTAAGCGTGAAGACGCAAAAGCAAATGCGGCATACGATAAATTAAAAAATTCAAGCTTTATTGTGCAAGGCAAAGCTAAAGGCGGTAAAGTTTCCGCATCCGCCCGTGCTGATGGTATTGCTCAACAGGGCAAGACCAAAGGTAAACTGCTTAACACAGGTGGAATGGCAAAGAAAAAGTATTGCTAAACCAGCAGTAATTTAAAAAGGTTCAATATGCCAAAAGCTACATCTCAACACTTAGACGATCCTACTTACTACAAAGATTACAACCCACCTAAGTTGGGTAGTGGTATCAAGGTTGACAAAAATGCACCAGAGTTTGAGATAAGAACTTTGCCTGATAGATCTCCCGCTAAAAAAGAAGACTTTATGGGGTCAAAGCCAAGCAAAGGTATGCCCGAAGGCGCACAGACTTTGCCGTACAAACCAAATAAAAAAGCAGAGGCAGACATGAAGATTGTCCCTCTGGCAAAGGGCGGAATGGCCTCTAGACGCGCTGATGGTATTGCTACCAAGGGTAAGACTAGAGGAACACTCGTTGCCATGTGTGGCGGCGGTTATTCAAAGGGCAAGAAATGAGAGCAAGTCGTGGCATGGGGGATATAAACCCCTCAAAGATGCCTACCGGAAAGCGGAAAGCTAGACGGGATGACACTGACTTTACGCAATATGCTGAAGGCGGGGCTATTGGCTTGTATGCAAATATTAACGCCAAGAAAAAACGTATAGCCAAAGGCTCTGGTGAGAAGATGCGTAAGGTTGGTAGCAAAGGTGCGCCTACAGCGCAAGCATTTATTCAATCTGCAAAGACTGCTAAGAAATGAGTTACACCACTGGCGCAACCGCCTTCAACATGGACTTCACGGAGATAGCCGAGGAGTCATGGGAGCGTGCGGGTCGAGAAATGCGTACAGGCTACGATTTAAGAACAGCTCGTAGGTCAATGAACATAATGACCATTGAGTGGGCTAATCGTGGTTTAAATATGTGGACGATTGAGCAAGGCGTAATTGACCTAACGCCCGGATTGAATACTTATTCTTTGCCATTGGATACTATTGATCTGCTAGATCATGTAATTCGCACAGGCGCTAACTCTGCAAGCACCCAAGCTGACCTCACAATCAGCCGTATTAGTGTTTCTACCTATGCCACTATTCCTAACAAACTAACTGAGGCTCGTCCTATTCAGATATGGATTCAGCGTTTGTCTGGAGAAACTAGCCCGACTACTTTGGCTACCAATGGAAACGTTACCATTAGTGCCACAACAATTACGTTAACTTCCACTGCTGGATTAGCTGGATCTGGGTTCATTAAATTGGATTCGGAGATCATGTATTACAACTATTTAGACGGCAATACAATTGGTAACGTGTTCCGTGGACAGGCTGGGACAACAGCGGCTACGCATACAACGGCAACGGCTGTGTATGTGCCACAGCTTCCTGCGGTAACAGTATGGCCAACACCAGATAACTCTACTACCTACCAGCTTGTGTATTACAGAATGCGTAGGATTCAAGATGCCGGCTCTGGTATTCAAATATCTGATATGAATTTCCGTTTCTTGCCTTGTGTTGTCTCAGGATTGGCTTACTACATAGCCATGAAAGTTCCTGAGTTACAAGGCCGTTTGGATATGCTGAAACAAGCATACGATGAACAGTTCAATTTGGCGGCTGGTGAAGATCACGAAAAAGCCCCGTTGCGTTTTGTTCCTAGACAGCAGTTCATTGGCGGGAGTACCCCCTAATGGGTAATACATTCGCCTCTGGCAAATTTGCCATTGCTGAATGCGATAGATGCGGTCAGCAATACAAGCTCAAGAATTTAAAAACAGAGGTTATTAAGACCAAACGATATGAATTGAGGGTGTGTCCTGAGTGTTGGGATCCAGATCAGCCACAGTTGCTATTGGGTATGTATCCAGTAGAAGATCCACAGGCTTTGAGGAATCCAAGGAAAGATACCACTTATGTAACGGCTGGTGTGAATGGGTTGCAGGTTGATCCAAACAATACCTTTGGTGGCTACCCTACAGGGGGGTCTAGAGACATTCAGTGGGGCTGGTATCCAGTGGGTGGATCAAGTAACTTTGATGTAGATTTAACGCCAAATAACTTGGTGGGAACGACAAGTGTTGGTACAGTAACGGTAAGCGTAACTTAGGAGAAAAAGATGGACAAAGCTGACTTAAAACAAGACAAGAAAATGATGGCTGGTGCTGTGCATAAGCATGAGAAGAAGATGCATCCCGGCAAACCAATGACTAAATTTGCTAAAGGTGGAAAGACCAATATGCAAATGCGTACATTAGGCCGTGGTATGGCTAAAGTTGCCAACCAGATGAAGTCTTCAAGGAGCAAATAATGGCTACATTTAGCAAAAAAATGATGGGCAAAGAAGTTGGTGATGCCAGCGTTTATGCCAAGCCACACACTATGGATGGTAAAGCATTCAAGATATCTGAGAACCCCGGCAAAACTGCTAACCACAGCAAGTTAGATGAATACAATATGAGCGTTGGCGCAGTTAGCAAATCTGCTGGTGACAAGCAACCTAAAACATCTGGCATTAAGATTCGCGGCACTGGTGCCGCTACCAAAGGTGTAATGGCACGGGGGCCAATGGGCTGAGATTTGTATGACATATGCTGAGTTAGTCGTTGCTGTTTCAGACTACTGTGAGAACACGTTTCCCACGGTAGATATGAACATTATGATTAAACAGGCGGAGCAACGCATCTATAACACGGTGCAGATCTCTAACCTGAGAAAGAACGTTACCGGAACCTTAACCTCTGGTAATAAGTATTTGTCTGCGCCTGATGATTTCTTGTCTACATACTCTTTAGCTATATATTCAACTGGTGGTGACTATCTCTACTTGTTAAATAAAGACGTTAACTTTATTAGAGATGCGTATCCTAATCCAACGGATACAGGAAAGCCTAAACACTATGCTATTTTTGGCCCGCAGTCCAATGATGTAAAAGAATTGACGTTTATTCTTGGCCCAACACCAAATGCAACGTACAACGCAGAACTGCATTATTACTATTACCCTGAGTCTATAGTTACCGCAAGCCAAACTTGGCTAGGCGATAACTTTGATTCTGCTCTTCTCAATGGAACTATGGTTGAGGCCATTCGTTACATGAAGGGTGAACCAGATCTGGTTAAGTTTTACAACGAGATGTATCTACAGTCTATTGCTCTGCTCAAGAACTTGGGTGATGGCAAACAGCGTATGGATGCTTATCGTGATGG